TAAGAGTATCAAAGAAATGAGAAAAGCATGTAAAGATAATGATTTAGTATATGATCTTAAGACAAAGAAATGTCGAGAACGAGGGGGTAAATCCACTCTTAAATCTAAGAGTAGAAGAGTACGGGTTGATAGGAGAGGGGGTAAATCCACTCTTAAATCTAAGAGTAGAAGAGTACGAGTTGATAGGAAAGTAGGTAAGAGTATCAAAGAAATGAGAAAAGCATGTAAAGATAAAGATTTAGTATATGATCTTAAGACAAAGAAATGTCGAGAACGAGGAGGTAAATCTACTCTTAAACGAAAATCCAAGACGATTTCGCCGATGCGACCACATCGTGCGGTAGGAGAATGTATAGAGAGAAGTTGTTTATCGTTAAAGGATTATCAGAAAAATGTAGTTAAATATATGAAAAACCACGATGGATTATTGGTTGTTCACGGGACAGGATGGGGTAAGACATTAACAGCGGTTACAGTATCACAATGCTTCTTGGATGAAAATCCTTTGAGAAAGGTGATTTTCGTAGGTCCGGCATCGCTTCTAATTAATTTTGAGAAGGAATTACGGAATTACGGAGTTACTGATTTTTCACATTATGAATTATACAGTTATGATATGTTTATGAATCGGATGAAACGGGGTGATGCTGTATCTTGTAAACATAATCTTCTTATTGTTGATGAAGTTCATAATCTAAGAAATACTGTATATAAATCTGGAGCGCAACCAAAACAACGTTCTAGACGGAGTAGAGTTAAAACTCCGGTTGTTCCACAGGGTAAAGAGATGCGAAGATATAAAGCGGTAATGGATTGTGCGATGCAAGCAAAGAAACGGTTATTATTAACTGCAACGCCGATTGTAAATAATATTCGAGATTTTATTCCTCTAGTGAATTTTGTATATGGTGCTAGAATATTAGGTACAACTAAACTTAAAAAGGCGGGGTTAGCGAAGATAGGACTGGGAAAGAACTGGGAAGATAAGAATGTAGACAAGATTGCAGATCTACTAGATAAACGTGTTGATTATTTACCAAATAAGAAGAGTGATAATTTTCCGATATTTACAGAAGAATTTGTTATTGTTAGAATGACCCCTCAGTATTACAATGTATATAAACGTCTTATAATAGCAGAAAGAATGCAGAGTATGAAGTTTACAAATCCAGAAAAATTTTATCATGGCCACCGACGCGCTGTTAATGTAGCGGGGGATGCGTATTTCTGTCTTAAGCTAGAAAAGATGAAGGATATAATTCTGAATACAAAGACTATTATATATTCAAATTGGATTGAATTTGGTCTTAAACCAGTTGAACGATTTCTTAAAAATAACAATATTAAATTTGGATTATTTTCTGGGCAAATATCTAAAGCTAATAAGAATCGACTTGTAAATGAATTTAATAGAGGAGATATCAATGTTCTTGTGATTACAAAAGCAGGGGGTGAAGGTATTGATCTTAAGGGGGTAAGAAGTGTTATTATTCTAGATCCAGTATGGCATCAAGCGGGAATGGAACAGATTATAGGAAGAGCTGTGAGATTTAAGTCACATACTCATCTACCAGAGAATATGAGGCGTGTGAATGTGTATAAGATGGTATTAGTAGAACCTAAAAATATTATTCCAGAACTAGATAATTGGAGAGATGCGATGAGAAAATCAGGATCTGGGGATGTGATATTGTATGAAATTATTGATAAAAAGAAAGATATAACAGAGAAATCTAATAAATTATTACAGGAATTAAGTATTGAAAAGAATAGTGATTCATATCTAAGAAAAAAAAAGGTCCAGTAATAAACAATGATTCTATCAGTAAAAGAGCTAAAAAATCAGTATCAAAAAATAATATTTTCAAACTAACAACAGAGGATTTTATTACTAAATATGTATATTCAGGAAAAACTATAGAAACAAAGAAATACAAAAGAGAACTTGAAAAAATCCTAAATAAACGTTTATATACAATTGGACGTGGTACTTATGGAGAAGTATATGAAATAGATACAACTGAACATGCAGTAAAATTTATAGATGTAAATATATTAGATGAAGCTATAAATGAGATGAAATATAGTATAGTTTTATCTAATGAAGATATTGGACCGAAAATACGCGAACTATATATTTTTCTAGATGGAAGAAAGTATTATGGTGCGATTGTTATGAAAAAATATACATCTGATCTAACTAAGTTTATTAAAAAATTTAAATATAGTATAAATCCTACTGAATTAAGCAATATGCTATTCCGTAAGTATACAGATATGTTTAGTATAGGTGTATTTTGTCTAGATATAAAACCGGACAATGTGTTAGTAGAGTATGATCGCGATGGCAATATAAAAGATATTGTAATATCTGATTTTGGAGATGACTGGTGCTGTTTGGGTAGTAATTGCGATTTTGAAGGAGCACTACATACAGATAAACATAAACACTTCTTTGAGATGCTTACATTCTCTATCTTAAGTTTTCAAGTATACGATGAATCAGGTAAAAACCTAATCTTATTTAAGCCACAATTACAAGAATTGAAAAATGTGATAGATAAACCGAGTTTCTTGAAATTTATGGAGAAGTTATGTGAATATCCACTGTGTGAAGATAGTGATGTGTATACATATTTCTATTATCTGACAGAATATCTCAATATTTCTAAACGAAAAAAGGATGAGAGTGTTGCTGTATATAATCATCTTCTTCTAAAGAAGATGTTATCTAAAATTAAATTCTAAATTAGTAAAATTAATTTAGAATCTGATCTATTCATCGTCAATAACAAAATCATAATCATCTCCTCCCTCTTCACTTCCATCATCTCCTCCCTCTTTGCTTCCAACTTCGCTACCATAATCGCTACCTTTCTCATAGACATCGTCGAATGCAGCGCCTAGTTCTTCTTCCAAGTCTTCATTTTCATCATGTTCTGATATAACATCTAAGAATTCATGATCTTTGTCTTCGAGGATAACACTGATATCTTTAGTTGCGATAATTTTGCTATCGGCAAAGAAGTTGATACGATTCATAACTCTTACTTTTTCTTTCTCTGAGAGTTCTAGTTTATTTGTGGAATTATCAACTAGATAGGAGAATAAGTTATCGAGTAATTTATGATTATCAGCATTAATGAGTGGGTGGGATATTTTATCAAAAATAGTTCTCTTTTTATCTGATGTAGGTTTATATTCATTTCCGATTAGAATACTTCCGATGATGATTATTGCGTGTTCATCAATCACAAGATCGGTTCTTAATTTCTGTAGTGAACCAATAATATTAATAATAGAACTTACAATACATCTCTCCTTACGACTACGTTTCTCTAGAGTAGGAATAACACAATCATTACTATCTGTAGTTAAAGTATTTTGTAGTTTAGAAAGGGTTTTATAGGGGGTTAATCCTGAACGTTTAATGGATTTCATAAGAGAAAAGATAAGAAGTGAGATATATTTCCAGATGTTGGATACGGCATTATCCTGTATTTTAATACCTTTATCAAAGTGTTTTATGATTCTATCTCGAAATTGTGTGGGGGGTTCTCTGTGTTTATTGTGAATATACATTTGTTCGCAAGGTTTAAATAGTGTATGTGAGATAAAAGTAATGAGTTCTCCGGATAATTTTTTAGATTTGAGAAGATGGAGTAGTTGTGTAGCTACAAAGCATATATCATCTAATTTTTTAAAGATCCATTCCAATAAATTTTTATCATTCTGTAGAGATATAGATAGTAGAATAATATCTTGTTCTTCCTCAACCTGTTTTTGTAGTTTAGTATCTACATTTTCTCTGAGTGTCATCAACCATTTACCTGTATAATTTTCTCCAATACCAAGACAATTATCATATTTGTCATCATATAGAATAGTATCAGAGCCGGTAGATACAAGTAATCGTTGCATATCATCATTCTGAAATTTGATAACAGCAATATCCTCAAACAATTTCTTTTTAGAGTCACATAATAATATATTAGATATTCTCTGACGTTCCTCCTCAAATGTATCTATATTAACATAATTCTGTCTAGCTTCTAATAATAATTGTTTTCTAGTTGTTTCATCCATTAAATCTCCCTGGAATACAATTTCTTTAGTAGAGTCAATCATAATGTAAAAGTGAGCTTCTTTAAGACTTGTTTTTCCCATAGGTCGTAAGAGATTATGGAATAATTTAGTTTGAATGTAGTGGGATAGAGTAGGAAAATATAGATTTTTAATAAATAGAGGGGAAAATGTCATAGGGGAAAATATACTTCCGACTTTACTAATTCGTATGATATTTACACGTGGTAGTGGAATGTCATCTTGTTCGGGGATTTCTTCGGTATGAGCGTCGGTTGGTTCTGGGAGGCTATCGATAAATTCCTCTAGAGCAGATTTGGGTGCTTGTCGTCGTTCGGATTTAGTGGTTTTTTCTTGTTGAGTAGGTTGTTGGGGTATAGTATATAGATCATTGATTTCATTTTCACTTGGAATATTATCGCGAATATGATCAAGAGTTTGTATTGTCTTAGGATCAGTAATTGTAAACATTTCATTTTCATATAGATGATATACGCGTTCGGTTAGTTCTTCTCTATTTAATCGAGATAGTTCCTGGTGGATTGCTTTGAATTTATCATATACATCGCTGAAGTGTTCATCGAATATCATTCTTACATAATGATTAAATACAACTTGTTTTTGTTTTTCTAGTAATTGTCTTCTAAAATCAGCAAGATTGTATTTCCGGAATAAATATACAATATTCATAGAATGATTGTTTAGATACTCTCGAATGACATTGCCACCAGATAATATTCCCTTCTCATATTGTTCTAAAACTAAGAATTTTGGCATATATTCAGTTCCCATATTTGCCTGTTCAAGAAGACTAGAATATGGGAAGCCTTGCATTTTTCTAAGATTATCATCATCAACAGACATTTTGCGAGCTAGATATGAGACTATCTTGTAGGTATTATAAATTTCATCTTGTTCTCGTTGTTTAAGTTCGATATCTCTTTCCTTTTTGTATTTGATTTGAGTTTTATATCTTATTTTCTCATAAATTCGACCTATCATATTTAGGCCCTTTCCATCGATGCCGATACCAAGGAATTTATTGGTAGAATTGTATACGATGGGAGTATTACCGGTTTCTAGGAGAGCTTTTTCGAAATCAGGATAGATTTTGATGCGTTCTTCGATAAATTCAATAATTGCGTCGCGAATTGTATTATTTTCGCATTCTTTAGAGAGTTGTTGATATAAACGATACACATCTTTAGGCTTACGTTGATTTTTGATGATTATTTTATATTGAGAGTCGCATAGTAATTCTGAGTAAACATAATGAGATACTGTATTCCATCGTTCTCCCTTAAAAAATATAGGAAAATAATAGTTATTACTTAACCTACCATAAGGAATTTCATTAGGATTGAAAATTTTAATCATATTCTTTTATTATAATTTAAAATTAAAATTTTATATTCTTTAAATGAGCGGATTATTATTTTTCTCGGCTAACGATTTTCATCTAGAAAAGGGTAGTAAAGGTAGTATTATATGCCATGAAGTCCATGGGATTTCGTTAATTTTATTTTATTCGACGCAATGTAAATTTTGCCATACTCTAATTCCTATATTTAAACGATTACCTGGAACTCTTCAAGGATGTCAGTTCGGTATGATCAACGTAAGCAAAAATCGTAAAATTGTAGAGATGTCTAAACAGAGTATATCACCCATCACTTATGTTCCCTATATTATATTATTTGTTAATGGTAAACCCTTTATGCGATACGATGGACCCCCTGAATCCAAAACCATTCAGGAATTTGTAATGGAAGTATCATCTCAAATCCAGAACAAACAACAATTTGTAAATAACCCTACAACAAATAACGAGAATGCAACCATTAAGAAAGGTAATAAGCGGGAAATTCCCAGTTATTGTGTTGGTAATCCCTTGTATGGGGATGATAATGTATGCTATCTAGAGTATGATTATGCATATGATAAAGTTAAGCAATAAAAATATCATTTTATAATAATATTTAATTATTATAAAATGGAAGGTGAAGATATTAATCTTGCTGAGCATGAACTGCTTAAATATATGGTAAGTAGACAGTATATCCCTGAACTCGCCAACAATATTATACAATATAGCGAGAATAGAAATAAAGCCCAGTATATGGGTTCATATTATCTACCTCTAGAAGATCGTTTAATTCGAGAAGCAACTACATTAGACCTATTAAATAAAACGAATCGTGATATCAATCTTGATATTATATATAGTAATTATACTAGAAAACTACCTCGTCCTACAAAAAAGTTTGGTACATATCAATCTATATTTAGAAATCTAAACGAGTTTACAAATACCAGACGACCTTCACCCGGTAAGATAGGTATTTATTTAATTGGAGAACTCCACGACAATCAAGGATTTATTCATTGGAATATATTCTTCTTAGATGTAGAACAAAATAAATTAACGTATTTTGATCCTGCTACAAGCGAAGAATCTGAAGCGCAATATGATTTTCATAGCACTCAAGAAATTGTCGAATCTTTTCGTGATACTTATAATAATAAGAATTTGAAATTATATCAATATACAACAATACAACGACCTCAGTATATATGTATGTCTGGGTTAATGGGTGTTGATCGGTTTTGTCAGACGTGGGTATTGATGTTTCTTGATGTATTCTGTAACAATAAAATAGGTGAATTCGCTCGGCTTAACTTTATGAAATACCAGACTCAAATCATTAAAACATGGGTTATTTGTACGTTTAACCGTTTTAATATACCACTCTTACCCGAAGAAGGCTCAAATATTAGAAAAGATTTCAAATATTGTATATCAGTAAACCCTAAAGAACCCTATTCTTATACTATAACTGATAATCCCATTGTTTGTAAAAAGTTTAATAAATCCGATTATACAGCCTGTCTAAATATGATTATTAATAATTTTAAAATTATTAACACAAGTTAAATTCTAATATATTAAATATGTATTAGAATTTATATCTTAGATGTATAGTATTCATATATAATAGAACCCTTAATAAGTGTATGAGATATATTAATATCTCGTATCAATTCATCTGGTAGATCTCTAATTAACTTTCTACTTTTCGTATTTCTATCAAACACATACACCTTTGTATTTTTATTAAACTTGTAATTAGATGGTATATTCACATCAATCGCCCCAAATATATGTTCAGGAGACGTTAATTCTAATAATTTATATTCCTCTTGCTTTTCTATATTCTTTACATCAACTATATCATACAATAAACTCTCACAACAATTTGCAAATACATACACACTACACAACAATTTCTCATAATTAACACCCTTTGGCTTACAAAAAGATGCTACATCACTACACGCAGCATGCACCTTACGTTGAAATATCGTAATCGCTTCTACTCGTTTACTACTTACGATATATATATTCTTAACCTCTCGCGCAGCATCTATCATACACCTAAATATATACATACAGAAAAAATCACTACTTATCTCACGTTCAATCTTCTGAAATTCTGTGACTATAGTTCTATACGATTCCTTGATATAATTCTTGGAACGTTGCCGTAAAGGTAATACAATAAGACTTTGAACTATATCAATACATAAATTACTAAATTTCTTGAATAGACGTGATTCAACTTCTACATTATCTATTTCTGACATTACATACTCATTCATACCACCACCTACATAATTATCCCATCCACATTCCCAGTCAATATCCAAAGGTTGAAATAAATTTCGTGTTATATTTCTAAGAGTATTTCCTTCACCAGAATTCCTATATTTCTTTATCTCATCAGAAATAGTAACGAGTAATAGTTTTATATCTGAAATCTGATCAAATTGATTACTCATAAATCCTACATTTGTATGGATCAACGGAGACATTACCGGTTTCCCCTGTAATTCATCACTATAACTAAACCCAAAATCAATAATCGTAGGATAATATCCCTGCGTCGGAACACAAAAATAATTATCATTGTCCAATACATACAAAAATACATCATCCTTATCACACTCATTCAACAATATATTACAGGAATGTAAATCATAATGTGTAAATTTAGTATCCCGCTGTGCTATAGATACACCCATAATTACTTGTTTAATCGTATTAATAATAGTATTTGTACTTATCTTCTTATTATTCTTTATCGTATCATACAAACTCGGTGTATCCACATATTCCATAAGCATCACATCTTGTCGTATCGGATGCTTAGATACTATCTCAAACGGATTATCTCGCGTCTTATATCGTCCATCTACTTTAATATTCATACAATCATATACACCACAGAAATGCGGACAATATTCTCGTAACTGTAATAACGACTTTAGAATATTATATTCATGCCGTATAATATAATCAATATACTGAGATATTTTATACACACACTCATTACCCTTAACACACACCTTTCCTACAATACCCTGCTTACCCTGTTCTGAAAAATTATTTATAAACTCAATATCATTCTCATCACAATCTCTTATGATCTGTGATAAACTATTAAAATCAACCTCATTCTTTAGATAACTCATGACCTTTCATACACAATACCTTCTTTTAAATAAAATATTCATTTTTAGCTATTCTATCAACTAAATCATTCCATTTATCCCCAGAATGACCCTTGACCCATTTCCATTCTGGTTTATATTTGATATTTAGAATGTATAACTTCTCCCATAAATCACGATTTTTAACTGGACGTTTAGACGATGTCATCCATTCATTCTTAATCCAATTATGTATCCATACTTCAATTCCATTCTTAACGTATTTACTATCAGTATAAATAGCAGTAATGTCTTTGTTTAATTCCATAGCAGAAATAACCCCCTTCAACTCCATTCTATTATTAGTCGTCATTTCTTCGCGTCCAAAATGAGTTGATACTAATACATCATTTTTGATAAGTGCAACACCCCATCCACCTTTTCCAGGATTTCCAATACATGAACCATCAGTATACGCAATCATAGTTTATATTTTGATTGGTTTATATTCCTTCAATCAAAATTAAATATAGAATTTATTTATAATCTTCTTAGCACCTAAATTTTTTAAACTATCCTCTTCTAAATCATATAACTTCTCAATCTGTGTATAGACCTTTTTATCGTAATATAATAATTTTTCTAGAATACCTATCTTATTATTCTCGATACTTACCCTAATTAATTCTTTGAAATCCTTGTATAATAAAAATAATTCAATCTGCGAAAATATATCTCGAAGATCAATCTCATCTGATATAGAATGGAAAATATCAAGTAATACAAATACTATATTATGATACTTGTTATGTCTTTCACTGATTTTATGAGTCTTAGATAGTTTATTCCACCTTTTAATATTTGTGACAAGAATACCCGTATGATAACGATCATACATTCTCATTAAGTCTATAGCATACATCGATATATAATTATATATACTCTCTTCAATCTCATCATATTGCTGTATCAATTGCAATCCATTGAGATTATCACACCACAACTCAATCGGTCGTGATAATTCATTATACATACAATAGAAGTTATACATACTTCTCTTATACATAATCCAAAATTCCTCGATATCATGATCCGGTAATAAATCACTATCCAAATCCATTTTATATATATAATTATATCTTTATAAATTAATATCCCTCGTAATGCATCAACGCTCTTCTAAAATACAAATCAAAATCCGTCTGTGTTATAAATTCCTTAAAATCATCCCATAAACTCTCTCTTATATCAGATAAATTTTCTCGGAAAAACTTGAAAAAGTTTAATCTATTCTGGACATTCACTACCGTCATCTCCTCTAATACAAGATCGCGATATTCATCGTCTTTTACCTTTAATAGCCTAGTATTCAATTGATACATCAACTTCGAGATAATTTGTTCAGATATAGGTATTCTAACGCTAAAATTTTCAAATCCACTTAAAATATTTGTAAGACGTGTTACATATCCACTTGTACATTTTCCAGACATCTCAACGAGTTCTTCCATCAATCTCTTATTTAGTTCTAATTTGTGCTCTGAGCTATTAATATACTTCCAAATTCTTAAGAATAATGATCTTATCGTTATATTAAACTTACCATACAAAGTTCTATCTACATCAATACGATCCAGAGCTAATGATATATCACTATTCTCCTCTTGAATTTCAGCTCGAACACTCTCAAATGTTTCATCCGTTGGTCGATATTCCATAAGAAACTCTATGATCTCATTTACACTTTCTTTGTCTATAGAGTGAACGTTTTCTGCATTTTTATAGATGGTTGATGCCAATACTCCATTCTCATTTGCAAGTGTTCTAATTAATTCTTCGCCATATCCTTTATAGATTTCATTTCCAAATGTTAATAACATATCAGCAGCATCTGCTCTTAATCCAGTATCCAACTCCTCGTTTAGCCCAAAGTTATAGAGATATCTACATATATCATCTCTATATTGCGTAAGATCATATTGTAGTATATACTGAGCAGAAAGTATTCTATATCTAATCGTGTTATTCTCGTTGAAAATAAAGAACATCATACACTTCTCAATATAGTAGTGTCGATGTTGTATACTTAACTTCTCTATATTTATAATATTCTTGTATCTAAAATAATCATCTAGAGTTATATCATTGGTTATCTTCATAAACTCAATAAGACATTCCTCTCTTAATTTGTTTGTATTCATCAAGAATAGAATCGTATCCACACGATAAGGAATACTTAAGTCATCATTGTTGACTATAACCTTGTATAATACAACGGCAAACTCATTATCCTTATTACACAAACATTTCCCACATTCTGTTTTAATAATGCTATTGATATTACTTGTTTCACATATAGCAACTATAAATTCTTCTATTAAACTGATACTAGATAACTCATACATACAACACAATTTCCTAACATCCTCTTGTATAATATTCTCATCTAATTTATCTAATATATCAATACGTTTTTCAAGAGGAATATCAAAATCAAATAAATCAGGTTCAAGTATAGTGTCATCATCGATTACGATATCACGGAGTTTATCTATTTCTGTTGTCATATTATCGTTTTAAAATAATGTTTTTCTTTTAAATATAAATGGATAGTAATTTAGAAGAAATATCTAAGATATGTGGAATTAAAAAATATAAGGACAGTCAGAAGCTTTCTAAAAAAATAATAGACTTTCTAACCAAGCAAAAAGAAGATGTTATAGATATGGATGATGATGAAATAAAGATTGTAGAAGAAAAGAGACCCGAGGAAACCAATGTAAAAGAAGAATTTATTATTGATGCTATAAAATGTGGTTCAGAAATTCGTAACAATTCATTAAATAGCAAGCGACAATTAGATCTTCTATATGATATGAAGACGCGGGTAATTGCCGATAACAATGTTATTCGTCTTAACACCGGAGATGCCTATGATATCAATGATCTTGTGTATTATCTGTATTCAAATGATTGTAAAAATATAAATCCTAAAGAAACTGATGATAAGCTATGGAATACTTCAGATGAAAAAACCAATATCCTATCTCATCCTAAACTCCATAAGCATATTCTCTCTCAGTATCTACAATACTACGAGAATATTCGTGATAATATACGACGTAATCCCGAAGAATTTAAACTAATAGGTAGTACTACCTCTAAAAAAGATCTTAAGTGTCTAGAAAATCTCAATCCTATATTTCTATCTCTATATGTATCTAATTACGATTTACAGGAAGCAATTAGGCGTAAGGATATCCAACAAATACAAAAAATTTATAACAAATACAATAAAATTATAAATTGTTGATTAATAATAAATGGTAACAAAAAATGTAAAACGTTTTCCTGTTCGTCGTTCTCGTAAACCCAGCATTGCCAATCTACGAAAACAATGTAAGAGTAAAGGATTAGTATATGATCTTAAAATCAAGAAATGCCGAGATGATAAAAGAAAAACTAGACGATCCCCCAAGGTAAATAAACGATCTCCCAAGGTTAAACGATCTCCCAAGGTTAAACGATCTCCTAAGAAACGATCCCTTAAGAAACGATCCCCCAATAAACGATCCCCCAAGGTAAATAAACGATCCTCTAAGAAACGATCCCCCAAGAGACGATCTCCTAAGAAACGATCTCCTAAGAAACGATCTCCTAAGAAACGATCTCCTAAGAAACGATCTCCTAAGAAACGATCTCCCAAGGTAAATAAACGATCCTCTAAGAAACGATCTCCCAAGGTAAATAAACGATCCCCTAAGAAACGATCCTCTAAGAAACGATCATCTAAGAAACGATCTCCCAAGGTAAATAAACGATCCTCTAAGAAACGATCTCCCAAGGTAAATAAACGATCCCTTAAGAAACGATCACTTAAGGTAAAGAATAAATTCTCTATGAATTCACGTGATTTTTGTAATAAATATGGATGTAATAATCCAGAAGAAACGATCACAAAATGCTATAGAAGATCAAGTCTTCGTTTACATCCAGATAAGGGTGGAAGTGAAGAAGCCTTTAAAATATTAGGAAATGACTATAATAGTGTTCAAAATAAATCAGATAAGTGTCCAGATGTTTATGGTGATTGTGTTCCACCCGAATGTAGTTATTGTCCAGATAAAGATATGTTTAATAGTTGTATACGAAGAGGAAAGGTCATTAGCGCAAAAGGAAAACCTATGCCAAAAAGAAGGGAAGTAGAAAAAATAGATGAAAGTTCTTGGATGGGATACTTTGCTTCTTTTGCTCAAGATCCAAAAGTAAAACAACAAGAAGCAGAAAGAAAATATGAAGAAGAAATGAACATTTGGAAAGAAGCAAATCAATAAGCAAATCAATAAGCAAATTATATATTTTAGTTTAATTTTAGGATCGAGATCCCTAATATTAATCAGAAATATATAATTTATAATAATTTAATATTGAATGGGTTTGATGTAGTTATTATAACGTCTTTCATTAATCCGCTTGATCATCGTATTTAAATCTTTTGGGTCCGTATTATCAACCAATTCTCGGATTTTATTATAACTAATTCGATTTCGCCCCCTGTCCTCACAATGCCAATTATGACACTGCTTCATAATCGCAAATTCCTCCGGTGGAACTCTTACATGCTGTTTCTTAATGTATCGATTCACATAACTATTATAGATGTTATTTATAATATCTCCAATAATACGCTCACACGAATCCAAAATCTCAATACAACTCGGATACAACTTATACAATTCAGACCGTAATTGATCATCATTTCTCACTTGTAAGTATCTAAACTTAATACTTGGCTGATTTCCACGGATATCAAATAATCGTTTATATTCAGAATGTACCATCTTAAACACTGACTGTGTATCATCAAACGCTATAATCCCCTGAAATTGAAAAGGATGGCAACAATCTCTTATAAAATTGACCAACGCATCAATGTTAGCAAAACGGTGTTCTCGAGGACGAGGAATACCACATACATCATCATCGATATTAAGATGATCATCAATATATGTCCCAATATGATAGACTGTTGGATATTCTGGAACATCACATACAATACGATTTGTCTCGATATTTCTAACAAAAAATGTATACTGTTTACCCTTATCTAGAGAATCCAGAAAATGTCGGAGTACATCGCCATCTTCTGGTATAGTAATATTGTTTTTTACATAGTGAACATGAATAGCATTCGCAAACATATTACCAAATGTTGTCTTGCTCGACCATCTACTCCGAAATGCATCCAATTTTCGATGGGTTGATATATACCACTTATCATGGAAAAATACACGGATAAGCGTTCCCTCGTGTGAATCAAAAAACCTGAGATTTGATATATCTAAATCTTTGATATCACTATAATCACTATCTGTATATTCTAAGGTATAATTCCCCTTTACAATGACATCACAGCCATCCATCACTACTCCACGGCATTTTCTAACTAACTCGCAATCATTATTATTACAACTAATATAACTATAGATATCTAGACTATCATCGGAATCAACCTTCTTGATCTTATCATTAGATTGAATCTCATCATAAAAATTGTATTCTGTACTAGAATGTTGTCCTGCCATATTTTATATTTCTAGATATATTTATTTAAATTTCAATTTTAATTTTACTACTCTATATACTCCAACCATTCATCTATCGTTTCATTTGGATATTCTCGCTCTTCTAATGCCTTCCTAACTAATTGCTTATGGACTTCTACGCTATACTCATCCCCTAGTTGTTGTTTTATCATCACGATAATATTTCCTATTTGACTATTATC